TCTGAAGTCGGTGGAAGCCGCAGCAGTCTGTTTCCCAAGATTGTTTAACTTGCCAGCAAGCTGCGTCAGTTGCTCGCCGCCTACTTGGCGAAGTTTGACGACTAGCTCTGCTGTCTGGCTCATTTGCGGTTGGAGTTCATGCAGGCCAGAGCGGCCATTTCCATCACCTGTACACCCTCGAAGATGGCCACAGGATCCTTGACTGAATACAGCTTACAGAGCCATTCCAAGCTTGGGTAGTTCAGTCCTGTCATCCCAGCCATGCTTGTGTGCCATTGCGTTGACATGCGTAGGAACATCATCACGATGTCCCAGTTCTCTTCCCATACCTCACAGTCCTGTTCAACCGCTTCCAGGCGCGCAGCAGCGATCTGTTCAGGCGTAGCCCCCAAAGCCTTCAGATCGGCCTCTCGCTCGTCAACTACGCCGCCTTTGATCCAGTATTCGGCGGCGCTTTTTAGTTTTTTGCGGCGGCTCCTGTGATGCTCTCCGCGTAGGCAGTAATGATCGCTTTCATTACATGCGGGTCATCGACAAGCTCTTTCTTCGCCTTTTGGCTGAAAACAAGCTCCTTGCCGTCCTCATCTTTGACGCCATCCCAGCCCTCAAGGATCCCATCAACAAGGGCATCGTCACCCTTGTCAACAAGATCATTGAACGCCGAACGACTCATCTTCTTAAAGATCGCATCGAACGTTTGCTTTTCAAACTTGCCTTCATTAGGTATTTCTACCGTGACAGGCCATTTGTACGATGCGACCTTCTTGAGGACAAATGCCATGAGAATCAGGTGAACACAAGGGACATTTCGTTGTTGCCCGCCGTGGTGGGCAGCGCCAAGTAGGGCATCGACAAGGAGATGACCCCGTTGGTGTCGCCGTATGATACGCCGGTGATGTCGGTCTGGGCAGCGTTCACGGTGACAATGTTGCCTGCCGTGGCGCCCAGAACGAAGCTACTGTTGCCGGTTGTGACGGCCACGGCCTTGGCAAAGTAGTCAGTGGTGCCAACCGCAGGAGCCTCGATCACTGCAGTACCACCAGCGGCACGGTTGGTGATCAGAACCTCTTTGCTGGAGGCGGTCTCCTTGTACAGCAGCTCGTTGTTGAGCGCCAGATCGATCGATTCCAGACGAACACTGGTCACGCCATGGAAAGTGGCAGTGGTGACGTTGGTGTCGTTGACCTCGATGGCAGCAGCCTGATTGGCAACAGTGAAGCTTCCAGACAGCGCAGTGTTGTCAGGAGCGTTGTAGATGCCGATGAAGTTGAAGCTTGCAGTGGCAAACTGACCAGCGGTCATGTTGAAGGTGACGCTGCCACGAGCACCAGTGATCTTGTGCTGAGTGCCGTCGTAGAAGCAGTAGATCGTCGCCGAATCAAAGCTGCTGCTGACCGGTGCATAAGTCACCGAAGTAGCGGCAACCGTGGTCTCGCTCAGACCGCAAGACTTGAGCAGCGGACCAAAAGCAGGTGCAGTACCAGCAGTGCCAGAACCAGCTAGTTCAACATCAAAAGTGACGCTGACTCGCTTGTTTGCCACTAAGGTGCCACGAGTGCTGTTGCCAATAAAGCCTTGGAATGCAGCAGCTTGAACGTTGTCCGATTCAATCGGGGTCAGTTCAAGGTTGGTGACTTGGACCGCATCAGAACCGCCAACGGGAGAAGGATCAACCCCGTAGCTCGATTCAATCTTTGCGATCAGAAACTTCTTCCGAGTCAGTGCCATTTTCGGTAGGAGCGGCGGATTCTGTGATCAGTGTAAGCTTCCCAGTCTTAGGGTCAAACAAATAACTGCCGCCCACTCCGGGATTGGGAACTTGCTTTTCAATCTTAGCCATGATTTCAAGCGCTAGTTAGGGAAGTCCTACTTGTCCGATAGCGAACAAGGAAGTCTTGGCTAATGATACCCAGAGGAACATCAGCTTCATAAAGACTGAAGTCGGTGCGATCAGGTGTCAAGTCAAGAGCGTAACCATTCACGGTTTGATCCGCCATCAGCTTCTGATGCACCTGCTGCGTGTACGTGTCTGAATCGTCGTCAGGCACTGCAGCGCGCACCAGCGTCGTGATCCTGACGCGCATTGTCCAATCCAGCTTGTCGTAGAAACTGGTATCAACAGGCTGATCGTTGATCGGCTCGACAATGACAGCGGGTACTTCGCCACGTGCCAGAGGCTCTACACGGCTCCTATAAACCGTTGCGCCCACAATCGAGTCAAGATTGCTCTTGATGCGGGCAAGGATCAGCTCGCGGCGTGTATCAGCCATGGTCAGGCAGAGGCAATTTGAAACACGTTGCAAACAACGCTGGGTCGGCTGGGGCGAGCATATGGACTTGTGATTGCATCGCCAGCCTTCAGCGTGACCTGTGCATCGCTGGGCGCCCAAATCAATTCGATATAATCTTCTCCCTCTAGCAGCAAGGTGTGATCAACTAAAAGATTGTTGCCGCCCGGCACACCGCCATGACTTTCGATCACACTAACCGTATTTGTAGTCAAAGGAACATCGCCTTCACTTCCACTGTTGTTTTTCCTAAGCCAAAAATAAGCGTCATGAATTTGAGTGTCAGCATTTGACAGTTGCAGGTTGAACTCAAAAACATAAACGCCCGGAAGAGCAACCGTTAAGCGACTTGTACCTTCTAGGCGAATGCCGTTGCCATTCAAATCAAAACGATTGAAGGTGACTTCAGTCGGAGTGTCGGCTACAGCGATTTGATTTGAAATACTGGAAAATTCACCCCAGAGTCCGGGCGATCCGTAGTAATTAAGCCTGTTCCAAGGAAGCTTGCCATTTCCGACCTTTTCATTGCCAGTGTCGGATTCAAAGCCGATTTCGCCCGGCAAAAGAATTGGATTGCGTGCTGCCCAGCCTGCCCGTGTGTCAATCTTCTGAGCAGACATGGCTAAACCTTGCTCAACAACAGTTCAGAAAACACACCGTCATCAATCGCTCGATTCTCCCTGACGGTATAGGAGGCTGAATCAACAGTAATGGCAGTGCCACGGACGGCAGTGCTGACATCAGAAGTCTTTGCGTAAAGCAGATACTCCCGACTCAATGCCATGCCGCCCGCTAGCACCTCCACAGGCGAATCCAAGATGCCGACGAAGCTTGAACCACCGATGGAACAGGTAACCCCGAACTCATCAACATTCAAAAATGCCAGCGTGTCTTGGATCGCCATCAGGATCAGTTGCCGTACTTCTTGCTGTACACAATGTGAACGGCATACACAAACACGGGGTTAGTACCGGCTTGTGTACCAACTGCACGGATGTAACGACGAACGTCGTTGCAGTTGATCGTGATCTTCTCAAGAGCAGCAGCGCTGTCATCCACCTCGGTGAACGTGGCGCCAGTGATGTCAGCCCAATCAGAGTTGTTAGCCGAATCCTGAAGCTTGACGTTCAGGGTAGGGGTGGTGCCGCTGCCAGCCTCAGAATCGAGGATGACAATGGCTTCACCTTCAGCATCGTTGCCGCTGGAAGCAGTGCCTTGAAGATCAAAGCCAGTGCCAGTAGCAGTGGCGGTGCGGGAATCGGCGCCCAGCAGGCTACCGAGATAGGTCTTAGACCCGAGATTGTGGATCATTGGTCTTTCTCCGTTTGGGAGCGGGTTTGATGGGTGCAGGTTCAGCTTTCACCTGAATTTCAGGTTCTGCCGTAACAACAACTTCCTGAGTGGTGGGAGCAGAAATTGCTTTTCCGATGCCGATCAGCAGCAAAGCTGACTTGTGATCGGTTTCAACGATGTCACCAATCGCAACCTGCTTGAGGTCAACGATGGTGTTACGAAGCATCTGAATACGCATTAACTGCTCCCAATTGATCAGGAGATCTTACAGATGGACTCAGGATGACGCACAGCCACGTCATAGTCCTGCATGGCAACCACACGAACGGTGCCGGAAGCGGAACCGGTGTAGGGGTCAACCATGATGTCCAGACCGCTCCAGAAGCCGATCATGATGTCACTGAAGTTCGCGAAAACTGCAGTGTTGTCGGGCATGGAGTTGGACACATAAGCCGGATAACCATTGATGGTGTTATCAGACTCATAGACGAACTGAGCAGTGTTGCTCGCCTTTTCGGTGGTCTTCAGAAGACCGCGCAGAGCGGAGTTCATCAGATAACCCAGCGAACCCAACAGAGCGTTGGAGGTGCTCAGATCGGCCTCGGCGTTCACATAATCAGCGAACGTGGTGTAACCGGACTCGGTGTTGATGCCGGTCACATTCAGAAAGCCCAGCGGATACGAACCAGCGCCGATACCGTTGATGGCCTGATTTTCGACCTCAATGGCAATCTGCTGAGCCAGATCGCGACGAACGAGATTCTCGATGTCAACGCTGGATTGCAGCAGCAGGCGACGGCTGTAGTCAGTCAGAGCGCCGATGGTGCGGGGCTGCATGGTCACCTGATCCACGGTGAGCTGCGACTCGTTAATCGAGCCAGATTCAGCAACGTGGTAAGTGGTGGCACCACCCGATTGACGGGGGATAGCAACCATGCCCTGCAGGCCGGTCATCACGTTGGCACCAGCTTGCTGCAGCACCAAAGCCTTACGGAGCAGATCGATGAAGCTTTCGCTCATCAGCTCAGTAGCAACCAGATCGCCACCACCGGAGGCAGAACCCACGGTCAGGTCGCGACGGCCATAGCCCAGCACGTCAGCAGGGATGATGATGCCACGAGCTTCTTTGCCAGAGGCTTGCTCGGCAGCACGGCTCACTTCAAACTCAAAGGCAGCAGCACGTTGTGCTTCCTTGTTGTTCGGATGAGCAAGAGCGTTGATGGCGCGGAGGAAGGAGAAATCGCGACGCTCTTTTTCGGACAGGCCGATTTCGGCATCCTTAGGATTTACGGGCTTCTCCTCAACACCCATCTTCTCCAGAAGGGCAGAGCGAAGCTCTTCGAGGCTGCGGGAATTCGCGATGAACTCCTGAGCCATTTCAACGTTCTTGGTGCGTTGACCAAGAGCGATCATGTCGGCCATTTCCTTAGCCTTGGCCTGAGCGGCCTCAGCGCGGATAGCCTCAAGATTGAGGGTTTGATCCACGGTTGTAACTCCGATGGTTTGGGTGGGTACGGCTGAGGCCGTTTCCGTGCCTTCATTATGAAAGAAAGCACGGCCAATGCCTACCGTTTGATCAGCAGGCACGGTGACCAGACTAATTTCAAACGGTTGGAAGTTGGTAGCGCGATAAGTCACTGGTGAAGTGGACTCATCGGCCTCCATGGCATTGATTTTGTAGCCGAAGCTGACGTTACGGATGATTCCATCCTTGATCAGCTCCTGCATTTCGCGGCCAAGCTCGTTGTTGGCCAACTTGACACGTGCATAAGCACGCTTGTTCTTTAGGTATGCCTTTTGAACAACGCCGACAATTTTGTCAGCATCATGCTGGTACAACAATGGAGCGCCATCGTTCAGACGGCTGAGATCCATGGATTTTTCATCCATGTTCAGCACTTCCATGCCGTAGTAACGCTCAACAGGCGCTTCGCTGGCAAAAGGAAATTCAAGCGTGCGATCCTCGCCGTCAGCACGGAATTCAGTGCTCAGTGAACGCTTAAGTGTTTCACCTTCAAAGAAACGCAGCGCCGCAATTTTGCGCAGTTCGGAAAACTTGTGACCGACCAGCGTTTCGGTTTCTTTGTAATCGCCTTCGTTGTTTCTGCGGTACACGCGAATTAATGCAGCGGGATCTTCTTCAGATGCATTAATGCTAAATGAAGAATCGGGAACACCAAGTACACCTTCGCGCATTACATGCTCAACTCTTCCGCGTGCAGTGCCGCCGCTGGAATCCCATTCAACAAAATCACCAACCTTGACGGCATCAGGTGCCGCACGCTCTTCTTCGCGTTCACCGGTGGCCTCTTCAAACATCATGGGGTCAAAGTCGTGGTCAGCCAGCCATTCACGAGCCTCGGCTGGGGTGAAACGATCAGCATCGAAGCGAATCGCTTGCAGTTCTGAAGTGCCATCCTTAATGCCGTAGATAGCATCAATTCCGGCGCCAAACTCGTCATTGACACGGCGGATGCTGTCGTACTGGTCAGGATCGGTCAAACGAGCAGCATGCTCATTGGGATATGGACGACCTTCAGTGATCGTTTCCATAGAACGCTCGCGTGCTTTTTTGATGGCTTTGGATTTCATGTTGCTCCACGATTGACCAGAATCGCCGCCCCATGCTGCCCATGCTACGCGACCCGGCGAAGGATAGTCATCCCCATCAGGGCGAAAGCCCTTGCCCTTCTTGTCAACCTCATGGCGAGCGAACCATGCCGCCATTGTGATAACCGTGTCAGGACTCAGCTCATCACCCGACAAGATCTGACTAGCGCGTGTGGCAGCAACCTCAGTACCGCCAGGGCGACCATCCTTTTTCCACTCGCGGTAACGGCGAGCTTCTGCCTTCATGCCTTCAGTTGGCATCAGGTCAATTGTTTTGTCACCAACCTTGGCCATCAGTCAATGTCCTCAAGTTCTGGTTCCTCTTGATGTTGTACCGGATGTTCAGTAGGGGGGACAGGAACTGGCTGGGTCACTCCGTTATTTGATACAGCAGAAGGATCAGTATCGAGAACAATGCCCAGCTCATCCGCGACGGCAAGTTCATGCTGGCGTTGACGCATTTGATCTTCAAAATCACCGCCGTGCAGTGCTATCACCTGTGAAAGCGTCATGATGCCGCTGCGAATCAGCTCCTTGTACGCCGCCGCTTCTTTTTGCGGATCAACGAACTGAGCAGCAGGGGCGATCCATTTGGCCTCTTCGTAACGCTCTGGATTGCTGTCGTAATTAGGCAGATCCAGTACACCGGCCATCACGGCCATTTCAAGCCACTTCTCGTAGACCTCTTCACACAACGACTCAATCAAATATTGCTGCAGTGTCTTGTAATGAGTGCGTGTCTCTAGCAACTCAAGACGCGAAGAGCTGTAGTTGCTCTGCGAGAAATCAGAAGACACCTGCGTGTAACTACAACCAATCCCAGCAGCCACAGCACGGAGCATTTGCTGCACGAAAGGAGTAAACGCATCGTCGGGGCGGTTGGGCGTGAAGAACTGCATCTCTTCACCGGGCGCCAGTCGCCGAATGCTGCCTGGTGAAAAATCGAGGACAGATTCCTGATCAAAGGTTCCATCTTCAAACAGCTCCTGATCGGGCGTCTTCACAAACGCCATCATCGAAGAACTAGCACGGGCAGCAACGATTTCAGCCTCTTCGTATCCGCTCAGGTTGCGCAGGCGCATGATCGCCGTAGCAAACGCGCTAACACCACGGGTCTGACCGGGACGCTCGATCAGGTAGAGGTGAATAACATCTTCAGCCGGAATCCGGATCCGTTTGCGGGCAAGCTTCTGCGCGTAGCTGAATTGATAATCGCCAGGATGGTAATCAAAGAAGTGATAGGCAACAGGACGCCCCCACTTGTCAATCTCCACCCCCATCCGAATCTCGTTGCCGTTTTTGGCGATATCGTTGTAATCATCATCAAGCAGGTCGGATTCGATTACTTCAAGCCCCAGTGGCACTTTGCTGCCACCAAAAGGCTGCTTGACAAGGCGAATGAATACCTCGCCAGACTCCAGCATCGATGTGATGCTCAGGCGCTGAATGTCATACCAGCTCAGCTTGCCGCCGCAGTGACAACGCTTGGCAGATGTCCAGCGATCAAATTCCTCTTCAATACGACGATTGACTTCATCAGCAAGCCGCCCACCACGCTGCATGCGCACCTGAGCTTGCATCCTGATGCCGGTGCCCACAACGTTGTTCCTGACCGCACGCAGGGCAGCTTTGGCGAAGTCTGAATCACGTACCAGTTGCCGCGCACGATTGCGCAACATCCTGATGCTGCCGCGAATCTCGCTATCAGCCGACGTTGCCTGACTGATCCAGTCAGAAGTCAGACGATTGTTCTGCGCAGCGGCATACGCACGCTTGAGGTAGCTGTTCTTTTCCTGCGCTTCCTGCAGTTGCTTACGCAATGCGGTGGTACGCCCAATTCCAAAGATTGCCATTAACGGAACCTCACTTTGGCCAGACCGGGATTGCCAAGACCTTGACGGATTCTCTCAGCCTTGCGCTCCATTGCAATCTCGTTCTTCAATTCATCACGCAATTGCACCAGTTCGGCCATCTTGTATCGCTTGAGGCTGCGGCCACCAATCGCGTATTCCTGCACCATGCCGCCCTGAGCGAGCGTGCGAATGGCAGTCTCAACGTAAGACAAGTCAATCTCAGCGCGAGAACGATCGTCAAACGCGCCCGGAGTGCCGGTGTACTTGGCGGTGGCCTTGACAGTGAACTGACCGCGACCGGCGGTGTACTGCAGGGTGCTGTACGTCGCAATCGCTTGCCAAGTCCACAGGCCAGCGTCAAACCCTGTTGTAGTAGCAGCGGGGACAGTCACGCGCCATCCTGTTCCCTCGGCCACACCAACAATCGTGGCTCCCTCGCTGGCAGTATTGGTTCTCGCGTACCACGTCAGCGTGTAGGTGCTGCTATCAATCGTGGTGCCGATTGCATCTTTAAACGCGGGCACGTCAAAGACGACTGTGTCGCCTGCGTAAATCAGGTTTGGGACGAGGATGTTCACCAGCTTGTCACAAACGATGACGCCCGCCTCTGCAGTCTACGCTGAGGAGGCCGGTATGGCGACTGTTTTGCCTCTTTCGCCAATTC